CATTGGCTGGTAAAGATCCTTTGAGAAAAACTGGTCAAGTTAGATGGTATGAAAAGATCAAAAAAGGAAACACTTATGTGGCGGCACTTGATCCAAGTTTGGGTACAGGTGGTGATTATTCAGCAATAGAAGTTTACAGTTTACCAGAATTCAAACAAGTAGCAGAATGGCAACATAATAAAACTTCAGTGCAAGGACAAGTGAGAACATTATATTCAATATTAAAAGAAATTGATCTTGAATTAAAAGAACAAGGGCAACCGGCTCCAGAAATATACTGGACCATTGAAAACAACACACTTGGTGAAGCGGCCATTGTTGCAGTTGAAGAAATGGATGAATCAAAGTTTCCAGGATTTTTTATACATGAACCCAGACGTGCTGGACAACAGAGAAGAGACAAACACAAAAGAAAAGGTTTTAACACCACACATAAATCTAAAATATCAGCCTGCTCAAAATTAAAATACTGGATTGAATCTGATAAGGTAACTTTAAACAGTAGAAATTTAATTAGAGAACTAAAAGTTTTTGTTGCTAGAGGAAATAGTTACTCTGCAAAATTAGGCGAAAATGATGATTTAGTATCAGCAAGTTTGCTGTGTGGCAGAATTGTTGATTATCTAACTAAATTTGATCCTATATTTGAGAAAAGTTTAGGTGATAAATTAGATGATGATGATGGCTCAGTAGCACCAATGCCTATGATTATCTAAAAAGAATAAATAATAGTATGGCAGTAGATTACAATACAGTATCTGAAAAATTGTTTAAAGTACTCAAAGGGCACGGGTACTCTGTGCAGATGTTTGACAACAATGAAGGTAAAGAAATCATTGATCCGCAACAGGCTAGATTTTTTTATATAAAAAATCCAAATATAATGGTCAATCTTGACCAGGATAATGCTGAAATTAAGATGCATAAAGGGCCAACATCTGTGGAAAATATTGAAAAATCCATACAATCAGTGAGAAATCTTGCCAGAGATAACTTACTTGACTTTGATTTAAGGGAATTTGGCCGTGAAATTAAGCCCAAAAATTACACATATAGGTTAAATACAAATACTATGAAAGACATGACAACAGAAAGTTATTCAACACTAGCTGGTTCTACAAAAACCAGTTCACAAAATTTAGAAAATGCGAAGCTTTTAATCAAGCATAGAAAACCAGTGGACGAAGAAGTACCTGGTTCAAGATCAAGAAACATCAAAGCATTATATATTGAAAATGCTGATGGTGAAAGATTTAAATATCCTTTCATTCATTTAAACGGTGCAAGAGCAATGACAAGACACGTTCAATCAGGTGGTACACCATATGATGAAATTGGTCAAAGCATTGTAGAAATCAGTGAACAGTTAAGCAAGATTAGAGAAGTCACTACTATTGTGAGACGTTCACCAAACATGCAAGAACAAGCATCTTCAATATATGATTCATTGTTAAACAGACAAGCACAGTTGAGAGAAACTATGAAGCGTTTGACAACGTCAACAGGATACAATGAATATGTTGAAAATTTCACAACAAAAGAAAATACAGAAGTATCAACAGAAGCAATTGACAAGTTAAAAGAAAAATTTACTGTGTCAAATATTGATTCAAGAATAATAGAATTATTACCAATGATACATCAAATACATGAAGATGAAATCAATGACACACCAACATTAAGAAACAGAGTTTTACAAAATATTTCAAAAGGTCCATTTGAACTTACTCCACGAAGAATAGGTGGTCAAACAGATTACAGTCCAGATAACATTAAAAAATTTTCAAACAAAGATACCATGATGGCTTATAAATTAAGCGACATGGCGGCAAGAGCCAAAGACGATGAAGTATCAATCTTTTTAGCAAGAATGTCTGACAAATTAACTGGTCAGGACAAAGAACAATTAACTGGAGAAGATATTAGAGCATTACAATCAGTATTAAAAAATATTAAAGATCCTGAAAGAATGCCAAAACAAGATGCTCCAAAACAGATCACTGGTGAATCTGAATTACCTGAGTTATCACAGATTGATGAAACATTTGATAGAATACTAGGTGTGTTTAGTGACCAACCAATTGTAACACAAAGCAACACAGTAAAGGTTTCAGAAGACATTTCAGCATCAGATATGATGAAGAAATATACACCTGATCAGCGTCAAAAGATTAGTGCCAAAGCAGATGAAATGCTGAACAAAGAAGGCAAATCTAGAAGTGATTACAAATCTTGGGAAGCATATTTAAATGCGGCGGCGAGAATGTTAGGTTATCAAAAAATGGAAGAAGACCAAACAGATGAAGCAAAAGCAAAAGATTATGACAAAGACGGCGACATTGATTCAAATGATTACATGGCGGCACGTGACAGAGCAATTAAAAAAGCAATGGGCAAAGATTCAGTTGAAGAAAATCCAATGTCACCAGAAGACATAGCAAGAATTAAAAAGAATCCACCAGAAGAAATGGGCATGTCAAACAGTGAACTAGCAGGAATGGCCGCAGACGATAGTCATGAATTTGAAGAATACAAAGATGCTGTACATGATGATATCAAAGATCCAACAAGTGTATATGCTGGCAAGTCAACACAAGAAATTGTTGCAATGCTGAGAAAAGAAGCAGACGGCATTGGTTATGCAGATATTTCAGATGGTGATAGACACCCATCAGAGCCAGAATGGTTAAACAAAATTGCTGATGAACTTGAAAAAGGCAAACAAGAAACACAAGACTTATCAAGAATTGTACATCTAGCAGGCATAAAATAATCAATTGACAACTAATTAATTTCGTGTTATAAGTACGATAAAAGTATTTTATAACAAGGAATAACAATGACAACATTAGATACTCAAGGTCTTTTTATATTAGAAGGAAAAGATATAGTTCCTTATAAACTAACACACTCAAAAGCAATTTTAGTTGGTGTTCCGGGTGCATTTACTCCTGGTTGTACAAAAAGACATATTCCAGGGTTTGTAAAAAATCTTGAAACACTTAAAAACAAAGGAATTGAAAAAGTAGTTTTTATGGCAGTTAATGATGCATTTGTTATGGACGAATGGAATAAAACACATGGACATCCAGATATAGACAGCGTGTCTGATCCTTTAGCAGTATTTTCAAAAAAACTAAAAAAAGAAGTTGACTGGGGAGAAACATTTGGTATCAGATGTAATAGATTCGCAGTTTTAGTTGAAAATGGCGAAATTACCAAAGATTTTAAAGATCCTTTTATTGAAGGTGTTTTAGAAGAACTTTCATAAACATTATTAAAATAGTAGTTTATATCAGCTCTACAAACTGTAATAAATATCATTATAATTAACTTGTAAACTTTTAAAAAGAATGTATAATAAAAATTATGAAACAAAATTATTTTAAATGGACATTATTTTTTAGCCAAATCATAGCACACTTGAGCATTATCCCTATGATCATGTACGGCAGTTGGTACCACTGGTTGATAGGATTTTTTGTATATTTTATAACTGGTTGTTTTGGAATGACAATGACATTCCATCGACTACTATCACACAAGAGTTGGAACGCACCTAAATGGTATGAGTACTTTGGATCATTGGCAGGTGCTTACGGGTTAACTGGTTCCACAATTGGTTGGGTTGCTGTTCATAGAGAACATCATCACTTTACTGATCAAGAACGAGATCCACACTCGCCAGAGCATCAAGGATTTTTTAAAGTGCAATGGTTGAGTATGTTTGAAACACCAAGTCCACGATATGCCATGCACTTGATCAAAGATCGTTTTCATTCATTTATTCACAGATGGTATTTTTTAATTCATGGTGTGATAGCAAGTGTATGGTTATTGATTGATCCTATGCTATTGGTAGCGGCATACTTGTTTCCAGCAATGATATTATGGAATGCAGGATCGTTTATCAACACACTAACACACATGTTTGGTTACAGAAATTACGAAACAAATGACAATTCAACCAACATACCTTTGCTTGGCATATTGATGTGGGGAGAAGGCTGGCACAACAATCATCATGCTGATCCACAAAATCCAAGTTTCAAACACAAATGGTGGGAGTTTGATGTAGGTGGTTGGTTTATTAAATTATTAGAAGTTAAACAACCTTTGAAAACACACATAAACAAAGGATACATCAAAGAGTAAACACATGAAGTATATTGATTGGGTAACATTAAAAATTGTAGTGATGTTTGTCATCGCAGTTGTGGGTATTCCTGCTTACTTTGTTATGGGTGGGTCATGGGAACTTGCATTGATTTTTACGTTGGTTGGTCATATCACAAACAACTTGGCACAGATTGCATATCACAGATGGTTGTGCCATGATCAGTTTGAACCAAGTTGGATAGGTAGAAAAATATTATTAGCATCAACAGTAATAAGTGCTGTAGGACCTCCTGGTCACAATGTGGTTGCACATTTAAATCATCACAAATACACAGATTCAGAACTAGACACACACTCGCCTAAACATTTGGGTTGGTGGAAGATGCTGATGGGTAGATATCAAACACCACAAGGCACAATACCAATGAGAAGATTTTTACGTAAAAAAGATGCTGTGTTTACAACTAAACACTATTGGAAGTTATATTATGGATCAGTAGTGCTTCATGCATTGATTAATCCATGGTTGGTTGTGTGGATGGCATTTAATTTTACTCATGCATGGTTCTTTTTGACATATTTGAATTATTTTGGCCACGGTGGCAAAGAAGCCAAGCCAACTACAATTGATTTTTTAAGCAACATGATCATGTGGGGTGAAGGATATCATGATAATCATCATGATGATGTAAGTAGAGTAATTTTAGGACCATGGGATATTGGTGGAAAATATGTTGTGCCTCTTTTAGCAAAAAAAGATTGCAAAACTGAACCAGTAAATGTATAATATATAATAGTACTGAGGAAATAAAAATGGAAACTAGAACAAAATACCAATTGCCAAGTGTAGCACCAATTCCAGGAATTAAGTTTGATATTGAAAAACTTAGAGAAGAAGTTGTACGTTTAAATAAAGAGTGGGTAAACGTATATCAAGCAAATAGAGGACTTTGTGCAGTGCATGAAGAACTTGCTTCAGACAATTATCACCACTTTGATCAGATTAATTTGACTTATTATCAAGAGTCATTGAATGATGTTTTAGATTTAACAGAATTAAGAAATGAATGTAAAATTACAGCAAACAGCGAGTCACTAGGAAAATCAAAAACAGAAAAATATAGAACAAAAACTCGTAGGTTGGAAGGTCTTCCAGCACCAATGAATGAACACAATTGGCATCATCCTTTGCCAATTTATAAAAATTCATATTTAAAAGAAGCTATTGAAGGACAGTTTAACGCAACACCAATTAGAGTTAGACTTTCAAGAATACGTTGTGGTAAGTTTTTAACACCACACATTGACTATGGACCAGAGTATGCAGTCAGAGTCATTGTACCAATACAAGGAACAGACAAGGTTTATAACAAAGTATGGCGTAGAGGTGTTGAAGAAACTTATGAAATGCCAGCAAATGGATCAGCATATTTTTTAAATGTTGGTTTAAAACATTCAGTTGTGCATGAAGGAACAGAAGACAGAATTGCATTGATGTTTTCTTTGCCAACACAAGAAGACATACAAACACTTGCAACAGTGTAAAGGTATTAAAAATGATAAAAGATATAGTTGAATATATTGACATAAATCCTGACCTACAATTACTGAGGTCTTTGTATGAAAAAGTTAAAGTAACACATTCAAACACATTTGGTAAAACACCGTTTAGAAGTTATTCACTTGAAGATAACAGAACAGGTATACCAACTGGGTATGAACAAACTTTTGATCCAATACTTGTTGAACATAGAAAAGTACATCCATATTATCAATTTAGGTCAACTGGATTTAACACAGCAGACAGCACTAAAAAAGATGTATTTGCACACACTGATATAGATCTAGACACAGAACATCCTAATCATTACAATTTGGTTATTCCTGTACATGGTGGATCAAGAATTGATTATTTTGAAACTAAACCTGAAGAAGTATATCTGCCTGAAAAAAATGCTCACGGTTATGCATACTATCACGAATTTAAAGCACAAAAAGAAATGGGGCAAGGCACACCTGAATTTGAAAAATTTTTAAGTGATAGAAAGATTGGACACATTATTGTTGATAAGCCCATACTGTTAGACACAAATACAATGCACAGGGTAATTGTAACAGAAGCACCAAGGTGTGCTTGGGTCACAAGATGGAATAATATTCCTGCTGATGTAGATTTTCAAACATTTAAAAAGAAGGTAGAAAATATATTATGATAAATCCATTTAGAAGCATAGAAAACATACTTGAAGTATCAGATGAAAGGCTAAAACAAATATCACAACAAATACATAGTGAAGGTTGTGCAGTATTTTATGATCAACAGTTTACTGAAGAACAAATAGTTAGAATGCAAAAAAGATTTGGTGATTGTGAAGCACCAGGATTGTTTATGAATCCAAAAGATTATCCTGAAATATTTTTAGTAACTGGTAAAAAAGTAGATGGCAAAAAGATTGGTATGTTTGGCGATACTGAATTAGGTTGGCACTCAAACGGTAATTCAAGACATTTAATTGATAAAATTTTAATTAGTTTATATTGCATTCAAGAAGATATTAACACAACTCTAAGTGTGTGTCATACATCTAAGCCGTTTTACGATTTATCACAAGATGAACAAGAATACTGGAAAAGTATTAAAATAAGATTAAAGTTTCAAAATAACACTATCTATAATTTAGAAGATGATGATCCTGAACTTGAGTTTATGAGTAAAAACAAAGGCAGTATTAGAAGTTTGGTTGATAGACATCCTCACACAGGCGACTACTATTTTTATTTTCCATATCACTTTATTGTAAAAGCATGGGAAGGCAAAACACTAATTGATCACGAAAAAATGATTGAAAGACTAAAACCAATTATTTTTAGATCAAAATATCAATATCATCATATTTTCAAAAAAGGTGATTTGCTGTTAATGGATCAGTTTACCAGTTTACATCGTAGAACTCCTGTGCTTGATAACAGCAGATTGTTGTGGAGACTAGCATCTGACTTTAAAAATGTTTACGAGGAAAACCATGAACCACAAAGTGCCTTGGCCCACAATACATGAGCAAACTGAAACAGAGATTGTAGTTCCGCTAATAGAAAATTATACCTTTGATGACATGTGGTATTTGGATACACCACAAGCTCTCCCTATTTTTGAAAAACAAGCAGATATTATAATAGAAAAACAATCTAAAGGTATTATAGATGTTGGTAGTCGGCATGGCCCTGTTAATAAAATATTGCATGATAAAGGCTATACTGATTATAAGTATATGGGATTTGATACATCAGAAGAACCTATAAAACTTGCACAAAACATTTGGAAAAATAATTCTAATATAGAATACAGAAATACAAGTTGGAATAATAAAAACAATATTACTGTTGATTTCTCAGTGGATCATGTGATATTCAGTGGTGTATTATTATATGTAAAAGATAATCATTTAAATTTGTTTGATGAACTTGTTAAATTCTACAAAACAAAATATGCTATTATACAAGAACCATATCATGAACAGCGCCATTGGGACAAACGATTGGTGTTAAAAACAATAACAGAAGATATGCATTTGTACAAAAACAAATACAAAAATTACACTGAATATTTGTTAGATTGTGAAATATTTTCTGGTAAAAGATTGATAGTGGATATAGAGATATGATAAAAACAATAGCATTGAGTGGAAGTGCATCACCAGACAGCATGAACTACAAAGGCCTACAATTGTTGAGCAAACACTGTGTATTTGATGTAGACAGTTTGGCAAACTATGACATACCAGTGATAAATTCAAATGCTTCTGATGGTGTTGTGCCACAGGAAGTAGATAGACTTATCACAAAGTTATATGAGTACGATCAGTTTGTGTTTGCTGTACCAGAAATGACAGCACAAATGGGTGCGGCATTTAAAAACTTTTTAGATTGGTTAGTGGTTAAAGGATATATGAATGCTAATTTGGGTACACAGTATCCGTTTAGTAGAAAAACAACTGTGTTGTTGACATTTACTCCTGCGTCAAAAGAAGGCGGTAACAGACATTTTCCTGCAACAAAAGAAATACTTGTGAAACTTGGTGCTAATGTTGTATACTCAAAATGTTTTAACAATGGTTGGGAAAATGTTGTGCCAGGTAATGAAGAATTTTATAAACAAGATGCAGAAATCATACAACGATACTTGTCTTACGATAACACAACAAGTTCAAAATGGCAAAAGATATACACTGATTGGAAAAACAAATGGAACTTGAAGTAAAAGTATACGACAACAGTTATAAAGAGCAAATAGAAAAGTTTAGAGAAGAAACTTTTAAAGAAGGCAATCAAAGTCTTGCTTATGACAAGTATGATCCAGACAATCCTAACATAGTAACTTGGATGGTGTTTGCCGGTGACGAATTGATATCTATATCAGCAGTAGAACCATCACACTACACAGGTGATCAAGACGTAGCGGCTAGGGTTTGCCGTTATCACATATTGAAGCCATGGCGTCATACACACTGTGGACTTATGGTTGCTGATCATCAAATTTCCTGGGCAAGAGAACACAGATATAAAATACTGTACATCACAGTAGATGTTAAAAACAGAGCCATCAACGCACTGTATCAACGCAAAAAACAAATGATTGATCCTGCTTTTAAAAAATGGACACAAACTGAATGGTACACAAATCTAAAATTAGAACCAGACTGTTTGTTTAAAGTTTCGCCTAAATCAGATTACTTGCAGTATTTTTACAGTATTAATTTACAAGACTCTGATTACAAATGGCAACCAAAAAAAAATGTAGTTTACTATAATCATAATGGGCAAAAATTTGACACAGCAGAAGTGTTGAACAAAGGTAAAATATTATAATGACTAAAAAGTATGCAATTACAGGACACACATTAGGTATTGGTAAAGCTCTTTATGATTATTATTTGCCTAATGCAGTAGGATTTTCAAGATCTAATGGATATGATATATCAAAAGATATACAAAAAATAATAAATGATGCAAAGCATTGTGATGTTTTTATTAATAATGCACAACAAGGGTTTTATCAAACTGATTTATTATATGAACTATCAAAAAAATTTAAAGGTAAAATAATAAACATAGGCTCAATGTCAAAATATTGGGTAACTGATTATAAAAAAAATTACAAATATGCTGTAGAAAAACAAGCACTTGACAGTATGAATGCTCAGTTGTTTTGGCAAGGCATTGACACATCGATATTAAATGTAAGTTATGTTGACACAGGCACAGAAAAAAATAATGACAAAGAACGCATTGACGTTAAATATGTAGTACAAACAGTTGACTGGATTATAAATCAACCGTTTAAAGTTAAGGAAATGTCAATAGTATAATGAATTCAAATAACTTTGAAAGAATTGAATTTTTGCCAGAATATGATTTATATTCTGAACTTACAAGCATGTTAGATGCTGGTAAACTACAATGGCGAGATAAAAACAACAACAGCAGTTACCAAATATGTTTGAACTCAACTAAAGATGATCCAGATAATTTTTTATTAGGTAGAGGTAGTTTATATTACGATTGGGATAAGTCAAAAGAAGTTAACGGGGAACTTGTTGTACCTCCTAGAGAAAATCCTTTAAAAGAAGAAGACTTTACAGAACTTTGTAGTGTGTATAAAGGAACACATTTTGAAAAAGTTTATAATGAATTAACTAAACATTTTGTTGTTGGTAGAGTCAGAATAATGAATTTAAGACCAAAACAGTGTTTGACATGGCATTGTGATGACACATATCGTATTCACTATCCAATTAAAACACAAGAAGGATGTATGATGATAATCAATAACGAAGTAAAACATCTTCCTAAAAACACTTGGTGGAAAACATTTACAACATCAAATCACACAGCTCTTAATGCCAGCAAAGAAAACAGATATCATTTAGTAGCATGTGTTATTGGTGAAAAATAATATGAAGCACATAACAAACAAAGATTTTGGTACAAGTAAAGCAATACATTCTATTATTGATAAAGATGTCAAAGCAATGTTAGTTAACAAACTTGGTGATTATATTGACAGTACAGATCAATCTAATGTACTAATAAAAGATAAAAGAAGTAAACGTTGGTTAGAGTGTGCTAAGAAAATAAAAAAATATTTATATCCTTTGATTGATGTAGACAGTTTTGATTTTTGTTATCCTACAAATGGTATACATGAAAGCATTGATCATTTTGCTATCAAAATCAAACAGTATCAAATATTTGAAGGTGAGTATCGTTATCCAACAATATTAAACAAACCAATCAATGTTGCCACATCTGTTAACAGTTTGTTGCCTGGTGTTCCGTTATACATGAGTAATCCTTTTAGTGCTACAGGAAACTTTGATCCAAGATATGACGAAGTTGGTTCAAGAGATTTATGTCCAATTTATTTGGATCTTGCATTTGGAGGAACAACTGGAGAAAACAAAATTAAAATGTATGACTGTGTTGAACAAGTGTTTTGGAGTTGTTCAAAAGCATATGGTGTTAATCTGCTCAGAGCAGGTGTACGTTTTTCAAAAAAAGAAGAATTATTACAACGTGAAATTCAAGGTGCTGGATATTTTAATTCCACAATAATAGACGTGTTTGACACAGTGATATCACACAGCACAGTGTTTGAAAAAAAGCAAAAGTATCAAAATTTACAAAAACAAATATGTGAACAGTTTGATCTAGTACCTAGTGATAGTTTTTTAGTAGGCACAACTAATGATACTGCATGGAATAGATTTAAGAGAGAAAATGGTGTAAACAGGGTGTGTTTAACACCAATATACAAAACTTTACTATAAAGTTGGAAAATTACCTAAATATTCAGGTTGACTTTTTATCAAAAGATAAATATAGTAGTGTTTAATGTTAGAACATTAAAGCACTAACAGGCAAATATAGGCAAACATAGGCAAACATATGCACAAAGGAGACAAAAACTATGGCAACGTTAGCAGAAATTAGAGCCAAATTGGCAGAACAAGAAAAGAAAACATCAGCCAGTACTGGACTCGCATCAGACAACGCAATTTTTCCGTTCTGGAATATAGCAGAAGGCACTACATCAACACTAAGATTCTTACCAGATGGTGATTCAAGTAACACTTTTTTCTGGCAAGAAAGAGCAATGATTAAATTACCTTTTCCAGGAATTAAAGGCGCACAAGACACAAAACCAACAATAGTACAAATACCTTGTATGGAAATGTTTAGTGAACCTTGCCCAATCTTATCTGAAGTAAGAACTTGGTTCAAAGATCCAAGTCTTGAAGATATGGGTAGAAAGTATTGGAAGAAAAGAAGTTACATTTTCCAAGGCTTTGTAGTAAATTCAACACTTGATGAAGATACTATACCTGAAAATCCAATTAGACGTTTTGTAATTAATCCGTCAATTTTTAATATCATTAGATCAGCATTGATGAATCCTGACATGGAAGATCTTCCAACTGATTACGAAGCAGGTAGAGATTTCAAATTAACCAAAACTCAAAAAGGTGGTTATGCAGATTACTCAACTTCTACTTGGTCGTTTAAAGCAAGAAGTCTTTCTGAAACAGAAAGAGGAGCAATTGATAAATTTGGATTGCACAATCTTTCAGATTACATGCCAAAAAAACCTTCAGCAGATGAAGTTGCAATCATGCAAGAATTATTTAAAGCATCTGTAGATGGTGAACTTTATGATCCAGATAGATTTGCACAATACTATAAACCAACTGGTTATAGTGTAGCAGGATCTTCACAAACATCATCTGTGGCAAGTACAACTACAGCGCCAGTAACGGCATCTGTGGCAAGTACAACCACAGCAACCACAGTTGAAAATGTGGCTCCACAGCCAGTAGTGACACAACCAGTTGCGCCAGCAACTGCACCAGTAACAGAAACAGTTCAAGAAACTCAACCAGCAATGGCTGAGCAAACTGCACCTGCACCTGCTACTGCTAGTGGATCAGGATCAGCAGATGACATTTTGGCAATGATCAGAGCTAGACAATCAAGCAAATAAATGTTAAAACTATTAGTAGTGCATGTTATCATGCACTACTTTTTAGCAGAAGGAGTTTATAATGGTAAGACCGTTTGACGTAAGTAAATTTAGAACAAGTTTAACAAAAAACATTCAAGGAATTAGTGTTGGGTTTGAATCAGATCCTAACACTTGGGTTTCAACAGGAAATTATACATTAAATTATTTGATCAGTGGAGATTTTCAAAGAGGTATTCCACTAGGTCGTGTGACCATGTTAGCAGGTGAATCAGGTTCTGGTAAGAGTTTGATTGCATCAGGTAACATTATCAAAAATGCACAGGAGCAAGGAATATTTTGTGTGGCATTAGATTCAGAAAATGCACTACATGAAGATTGGTTACAAGCTCTTGGAGTAGATACATCACCAGACAAACTTTTAAGAATTAATGTGGCAATGGTTGATGATGTTGCAAAAATTATTAGTGATTTTATAACAAATTACAGCAAAGAATATGATGGTAAAGAAGAAGCAGATAAACCAAAAATTCTTTTTGTTATTGACAGTTTAGGTATGTTGTTGACGCCAACTGACAGAGATCAGTTTGAAAAAGGTGACATGAAAGGTGACCTTGGTAGAAAAGCCAAATCATTAACAGCATTGATTAGAAACTGTGTTAATAGATTTGGTAGTCATAACATTGGTTTGGTAGCAACTAACCACACATACGCATCACAAGACATGTTTGATCCAGATGACAAAATATCAGGTGGACAAGGATTTGTGTATGCAAGTTCAGTTGTGATTGCTATGAAAAAACTCAAATTAAAAGAAGATGAAGATGGAAATAAAATATCTGACGTTACTGGTATTAGATCAGCAATTAAAGTTATGAAAACTAGATTCAACAAACCATTTGAATCAGTACAGGTTAAAATTCCATATGAATCTGGAATGGATCCTTACAGTGGTCTTGTTGATTTATTTGAGAAAAAAGGACTACTTGTTAAAGAAGGAAATCGTTTAAAATATGTTGACAAATCAGGTACAGAACATAAACATTATAGAAAGCAATGGACAGGAGAATTAATGGATATGGTCATGTCTGAGTTTGAAGAAATATCAAGTGCAAACAGCACAGTTAGTGAAACAACAGGAGATGAATAATGATAACCAATCAAGATATTGCAATGTTAATGGAGTCTTGGGAAAAATTATTACCTTTTATTCCAGCCAAAGATAGAGAAGATGCCGCTATGTCTTTTGTTACTTTGCTTGATGATTACAGTATTGATGAACACAGTATTGTTGAAATCAAACAGGCTGATGAACATTTAGAAAAAGCTCTAAACGAGTATTATCAAGAAGAAGAATCAATTGATGACGATTGGAAAGAAGACGAGGACTGGTAATGGTAAAATGGTATAATACAGTTTCTGCTGATTTTTCAAAGTTGCCTGATTGTATTGATTATTTCGAAAATCAATTAGAAGAAGCTCGTATTGAGTGTGGCATGAAAGGTAACATTGAATTGAATTCATCAAAAATACCAGGAATTGTAGAGCACCGTTTTAATCAGTTACAAGAAATTGAATCAATATTAGAGTTTTTAAACATACAATTGCGAAAAATTAGAAGTATTCATTACAAAAAATATCTTGAAAACTATCAAAGAGCATTAACTAGTAGAGATGTAGAAAAGTATATAGATGGTGAAGATGAAGTAGTGAGCATGAGTCAACTTGTTAATGAGTTTGCTTTGTTAAGAAACAAATACTTGGGTTTAATGAAAGCCATTGACAGTAAACAATTTCAGATTAATAATATTGTAAAACTGAGAGTTGCTGGACTTGATGATGCTGAATTGTTTGCAAAAGGATAATAATGAAAAAGTTTTTGTTACTAGTTTTAGTTGTTTTTGTAATTTTATTGTTTACTGAAAGTATCAATAAAAATGAAGTACCAGCAAAAATAGTAAAAGAAAATGAAATACACAAAGTAGAAAAAATTCCAAAAATCCAATTTGGAAACGTAAAAAACAAAAAAGAGTTTATTGATTTTATAGTGTATTGTGTAGATAAAAATGTTTTAGCAAAAGAAGAAAAACATTATATACCAATTGAAATTGTGATAGCACAGGCAATACATGAGTCTGCTTGGGGTAATTCAAGGTTTTCTAAAGAAGCAAATAATCTATTTGGAATAAGAACATGGAATAAAAACTTAGATCAAATAAAACCAAAAGGTGTAAAAAATACACCATGGGGAATTATCAAGTTCAAAGACAAATGCGGATCTGTTGATTACTATTATCATTTAATTAATCATCATGATGCATATGACGGATTTCGTAAAGTTAGAGATCAAATGGTTGCTAACAACACTGTAGATTCGTTATTTTTAGTGCAATTTTTAAGTTTATACAGTGAATTAGGCAAAGAGTATACAATAAGACTACAAAATTCTATAAAGCAGTTAAGAGAAGAGAATCCATGGCTAAAGCAACATTAATAATCAAAGATGAAGTTAATGTAAAGTTTGAAGGTCTTGACGTTTCAACAAGACGTAAAATTTCTGACAAACTTAAATTTTTTGTGCCATATGCATTTCACTTGCCTGCTTACAAGTTAGGCAGATGGGATGGTAACATACGTTTTTGTGACATTGGCGGAAGAACATATTTGAATTTGCTAGATCAAATTTTGCCAATTATTGAAAACAATGGATATGAAATACAGATACAAGATCATAGACAAAGTTTTGATTTTTCATTTGAAGAAGTTACTGACAGTTTTTTTTCACACATCAATTGGCCTAAAGGTCATACACATGAAGGACAGCCAATTATATTAAGAGATTATCAAGTTAAAGTTATTAATGATTTTATCAGTAATCCACAAAGTTTACAAGAAATAGCCACTGGTGCTGGTAAAACAATTATCACTGCGGCACTTTCAAAAATTTGTGAAAATTATGGTAGATCAATTGTAGTAGTACCAAACAAATCACTTGTTACACAAACAGAAGAAGATTATAAAAATATAGGATTAGATGTTGGTGTTTATTTTGGTGAAAGAAAAGAACTAGGACACAAACACACAATTTGCACATGGCAAAGTTTAAATATTTTAAATAAAAATACAAAAAAAGATGAAGCAGAATTTCCTATTGAAGAATTCATAAAAGATGTTAATTGTATTATAGTTGACGAAGTACACATGGCAAAGGCTGATGTATTAAAATCTTTATTAACTGGACCTTTTGCACACATTCCAATTAGATGGGGATTAACAGGTACAGTGCCAAAAGAAGATTATGAAAAAATGAGTTTGATTTGTTCACTAGGTACAGTTATAAGCCAATTATCAGCAAGTGAATTACAAAGCAAAGGTGTACTTGCAAACTGTCATGTGAATGTTATACAAACACAAGATGCTAATTCATTTAGAACTTATCAAGAAGAACTTGCATATTTGACAACAAATTTAGAAAGATTAAAATTTTTAAGTAACTTGATTGAAGAAATACGTGATGGTGGAAACACTTTGATTTTGATTGACAGAATCAAATCAGGAGAATTACTACAAGAATTAATTCCTGGATCGGTCTTTGTCCAAGGAAAAACAAAAACAGAAGACAGAGAAGAAGAGTATAGCGAAATTGCTACTGAGCAACACAAAGTTTTAATTGCAACTTACGGAATTGCGGCAGTAGGTATCAATATACCAAGAATATTTAATTTGGTTTTACTAGAACCTGGAAAAAGTTTTGTTAGAGTAATACAAAGTATTGGAAGAGGTATTAGAAAAGCCAAAGACAAGGATCATGTACAAATATGGGATATAACTTCAAATTGCAAGTTTTCAAAAAGACATTTAACGGCAAGAAAAAAGTTTTACAAAGAAGCAAATTATCCGTATACTATTAATAAGGTGAATATATGAAAATTTTAACAACAGAAAATAAAAGTTATAACTTAAACAAAGTACCCGAACTTGTAGATGATTTGCAATACTGTGTGCTTGATACTACAAACAAAAACAATATTGATTTCTTTTTTATTCCATTGATCTTTTTGGAATCATTTAGTGCACCAAGCATGATATTAGAAATTGGAAAGAAAACAGTACAAATGCCAATTGATTGGAGTATTATGATAATAGAAAGAGAATTAGGTATTTGTGAAATGGTTCCGTTGACTAGTTTAAATGACAGAGGCTTTCATGCATTAGTATCAAATCCGCTGACAGATTATATGATACAGTCAGACGAGATTAAAATTATTAATGTTTTTCAAGATGTTAAATGGTATTTGCCAAAACTAAAGCATGGACACATATTAGCAGTACCACTTGATGAAGGAAAAACACCTGCTTGTGTTTATTTTGCAAAAGATATTAATCAAATACCTGATGAAATACAAGTGGGAGATTTTTTGTAATGTCAAAAGTTAATCTTAACACAATGCTATACAATATTGACATAGGCAATATGCAATGGTATGACAAATTATCAGATGAAGAAAAAAAGTCTTTTTCGCCATATGTTGCTATGCGTTTTGCATCAAGTGTTAAAGGTATTAGCAGTTTACAAGAAGAGTATATACAAAATGTAAATGAATTTTGTAACAAGGATTTTTCATTGATTCAAAAACATGAAAATGACAGCAAACTGTTTTGGAAACTGTTGGCACTGTGCGGTGTTGGAAAAAAAATGTTTCATCCATGGATCAAAGCACCTAAAGGAAAAGGCAAAAAAACTAAACTGATGGAATTTTTGGATACAGTGTATCCTAATTATAAATCTGATGAAAAAGAATTATTAAAAAAAATATTATCAAAAAAGGAAATTAAAAAATTAGCCAAAGATGTTGGGTTAACAGACAATGAAATTAAACAATTGGTGTAAGTATGTCATTTGAATGTAAATTTTGTAAAAAATCATTTAGTTCTGAAAAAACATTAATCACTCATCTTTGTGAACCAAAAAGACGATGGAATAATCGTAAAGACAGAAATGTGCAATTAGCATTTCGTTGTTATCAACATTTTTGGAGAATTACATCAACTGCTATGAAAACTGAAAGAACATACGATGATTTTATGGCTAGCAAATATTATACAGCATTTGTAAAGTTTGCTAATTATCTAGTTGATGTGTATGTAGCATCTGTAGAAGATTACATTGAATGGTTACTTAAAAATAGAGTTAAAGTAGATAGGTGGCCAAGTGATGTTGTGTATGAGCAATATATTAAAGAGTTTGCTGTGAGAGAATCTGTAGAACGAGCAGTTGAAAGAACTGTGTTATCAATGAAAGGTTGGGGAGAATCTAACAGTATGCCATGGAATGTTTTTTTTGAAAAGGTTTCTAAATCAAGATGTATACATATGATTAGGTCAGGGCAGATATCACCGTGGTTGTTGTACAATAGCAAATCTGGAATAAGTTTTTTACAGTCATTGAATCAACAAGAAACATTAATGATTGAAGATTATATTGATCCATCAGCCTGGGCAAGTAGGTTTAAGAAAAGTCAAGATGATGTAAATTTTGTGCATGAAATTGTAAAAAAGGCAAACATATGAAAACAGATGATTTTTTAGAAGATGTAGTTATGGGTTTAACATTATCTGAAACTGAAAATAAATCTTTAAAGAAACAATGGTTACAATTAAAAGTTTTGTCACAGTTGACTGAAAAAGAACTGTTTACAAAAAATTTAGAAAATATACAAAGTATCATAGACAATTATAATAATTTAGATACTAGAGTTAAACAACTTGAAATGTATTTGGGTGCATTAAAAAATCAATTTGAAGAATATAGAAGAAACAATGATAAAAGTACAGACTGATATTGATATAGATACGGGCGACAGAGATAAACTTTTAAGTTTATTCAAATACAATGTGGCAAGTATTTGTAATAATAATGAGTTTAAAAAACACAATACTGGTGTTTATTTTACTGATATTCCTACAAATCCACTTACAGGTTTAGCAACAATAGATTATGAAAGTGCTGAAGAAAGAGGATATATTAAGTTTGATATTTTAAATGTTTCATTGTACAAAGATATCAAAGATGAGAAGCATCTAGACAGTTTGTTAAATAAGGAACCATTATGGGATCTACTTGGTCACAAAGAATTCGTAGAAAACTTGTTTCACGTAGGCGAACACAGCCAAATATTACAAAAATTAAAACCCACAACAGTAGAACAATTAGCGGCAGTTCTGGCAATAATAAGACCGTCAAAAAGATATCTTCTTGATTGTGACTGGAATAAAATCATGCAAGAAGTATGGACAAAACCCACAGACGGTTCATACTATTTTAAAAAGGCACATGCTATTGCGTATGCTCATGCTATTGTGGTACAAATGAATTTAATTTGTGAACAATTACAAAAGTAATTTTAACTATTTGTTTTTTTAACTAGCGAAATATTTCTTCTAATTATACGTTTTTTTTGCACATTGTTTAGGCTTGTAGCAGGACCAAACACAATTTCCACATCTTTTGTAGTAAAACTTTTGATGTATTTTTTAAATATTTCAAAATCTCTATTAAAAAATATATTAATTGGTATGGTTCGATTAGATTCCCACCACCATTCTTCGCCAAGTGATAAGAATTTTTGTTTTAATTTTATTGAAGAAATATCATCATAAACATAGATTGACGTAACAAATTGATCTTGATTGAGCAATATGCCAACAAATTCATCATTTACGTGTTTAACACACGATAAAAAAGGAAACTTTATTTTTAGTTCTGTATAATCCATGTTTTTCAATAAATACTTATATGAGTACTTATGACCTTTATATTTTTAATCAAACGCACACACTTACACTGTCTACAGGAGTAAATAGTAATATGCCAATGTACGATAAAAATATAATACTATATCACGGTGTAGATAACAAGATAAATTTTGTCTTTAGAGACAATGATCGTACACCTTATGATATTTCAAATACCACTGTTTATTTTAATATGATTGGAACAGAAAACAAAGAAACAGTAGTAAGCAAAATTATGACCATTACAAGTGCTACTAAAGGTGAAGCACAATTAGATCTTACATCACAAGACGTATATAATATATCTGAAGGTTTATACAATTATTCAATTTATACACAATCATCAATAGATCAAACACAAAAAATTGCTTACACAGACAGAGCAGGTGATTTTCAAGGCACAGTAGAAGTTAGATCAGGCGGATTACCATCACCAAGACCCACACAAACTGTTGACAGTTTTACATTGAGAAATAATTTTTATTACAGTAATTCTATTAGCGGAAGTAGTGAAAGAAATCTTACTGCAAGGAATCACACTGTTGCAATGTATACTACTGGATTTACTGGCAATGTGTTTGTTGAAGGAAATTTAGATGATCAAGCAAGTACTGATGACAATGATTGGTTTTCATTAGATGTTAAAGGTCAAGGTATAAATGGTATAAGTTTTACAAGTCACACTGGAGTTGATCCTTTCTTTTTTGAGGCTTCAGTAAAATGGATAAGAATAAAATACAATACAACAGCAGGTACTTTAGATAAAGTTTTACTAAGGAACTAATTTTGAAACATAATATCACATATGAGTATGTCAGTGAGGCTGACAAAGTTGCTATATGTTTGTCAGATATTGATTCTGATTCTTCTCTTAAAAATGTCATAAGATATACCAAAACAAATTTTATTAACAAAGGTACATTTTTACAAAACTGCAAAGATATTGCATACAATGAAAATGCAAAAAAAATAATTTACGGTCTCACACAAAATTTTCAAACATTTACTGTTGCAGATGATTTTGATACTAGAGGAAAAGTCATATGGAAACACCTTAATCAAATTGTGTCAGCAAACATCAGGAAACTAAACATTATGATATATCCTGACGGATCTATAACCAACAATGATTTTTACAAAGTGTCTAGAACACAAAATTATTGGGAAGACGCCGAAGCCATAGAAGGAGATTTTGTTTCTTTGACATGGATATTGATGGCAACAAAAGAATGCACTTTAAAAACAAAAGTAAAATTAGACATTCGTCATTGGGAAAAAAGTTATGTTGATGAATTAGATAACATAGTAAAATATTGTTCTTTAGAATACACACACAGCACAGATGAAGACACAATACTAATAACTGACAGAGTCATTGATGAACAATTTGTAAGTGAATTTAACGGAACAAATAAACCTATCATAATATCAGTAGGATGTTTTTCTACAAATTACACAGAAAAAGATTACATAAAAGAATTAAGTGATAAAAAAATACATGTGGTTCCTTCATATTTTGTAAACATTGGATCAAATATTTTGGCAGAAGGACTGGCTATCCAAACAAGAAGTATACAAGACAGTTTTCAACTAATGCCAATGATCAAAGAAAAAGCCGTTAAATTTTGGAATGATGCACTCAATTACAGAATAAGTTTCTATGATGTTTGTTGTGAAATTTTAGAAAACCATTACCATA